GAGAAACAGAAAGAGGAACAGGAGGACATTCCTTCCGTTCTCAGCGAAGAAGACGAATACGCCGGAAAACACTGAATAAATGAGACGAGCCCCTGCCTTTTCGGGATTGTTCCCGATCTGGCAGGGGCTCTTTTTTGCGTTTTGGGCGAAATTGGCCGTTTATTTCGCTTCCTTTGCGTTTCTCTGTCCGGGGGATATATCTACAGGGGTCAGGAGCCTGAAACACCGTCCCGGCCATTGCAACGGGCGAGAGGGGCTATTTCGGCGGCTGATCTTGATTCAGATACCGATATACCGCCATCCTTGCGGCATCAGAGCTGGTATCAGCCCCGATGCAGCAAGAAACATCCTCCCATTTCATTCCGCAGAGAAAGCGAAGATTGAAGATCACCTTTGTCCGGTTGTCGGGTATGTTGCCGATCCACTTTCGGATGTTCTTCTCGGACCGGGCAACAGCCCGCTCGAGCCTGTCCACATCATCCGATTGCTCCTTCAGGAGGATAGACAGGTTTTCAACCTTGCGGGATGCGTCATGGCCGTGCGGCATTCCGTCATACTGCTGCGCGCCGAGGATTCTGTCTTGCAGGCTTTGGAGGGTCAGTCTTGCACTATGGAGTTGGGTAACCATGTCAAGGTGCCCGTTCAGCTCAGCAAGCGTCATGCGTCTATCCTCCTTTCGTGCTTATTATACCGTACCGGCGCAAGAGGGGCAAGGGGAGCGGATACGCGTCATGCATTGGGCTCCTTGCAGGACGTTATGCTCACAATGTTCTTCCGCAGGAACATGCGAGTGACTCCGTCTCGGCTGTTTACAATCAGCCATTCGCTGGCCGAGTCAAGAGCCAGCTGCTCACCGTCCGGCCTCGTGAAATCGTACCGGTTTCCGTCCACGGTCTTGATGCTATATTTGATCACGGGTCACACCACCTTCGTGTAGTATTTTCTGGGATAGTCCTGAATCGAGCATCTCTTGATCAGGCCCTCCGGGCTGCGGTAGGTCAGGAACTTGCGGGTCTTGTGGCCGGCAACGATGCAGTCGGTCCACTGGTGCACGCCTCGACGGTCCTCACCGTGGATGCGCACCTTGCTGCCGAGCGGAAGCTCGAGGACTTCCTCGGCGGAGATCTCCACCTCTTTCGGCTCCAGACGGTGATGCAGAGGTCTGTTCATGATGGCACCTCCTCTGCATTGCCCTCATAGCCAACGATCCACCATAAGCCGCTGCCCATGACCACTTTAAGCTTGCATCCGAAGATCGTAGCAAAGCCCTCATTCACATAAAGGATGGTATCGGGCCTAAGTTTTCTGAATAGGTCTGTCGTCATCCAGACCGTCACATCTCGTATGCCGAACGTGCTGTTCACCATATCCGAAACATCATAGGCAATGCGAGCAAATATTTCATCTTCGCTCATGTCTCGACCTCCTATGCCCTGCCGCTCGCAGGGATGATGGTGGGAGCTAATCTGATTATCTGTGCGGCATCTGCGGCAGAATAATAAGGATCTTCCCCATCAAAGCTGCTATATGGCGCATGGTCAATATCGGAAAACATCTGCTCCAATTTATCCAGATCGCCCAGCCGCCCATGCGGCGGGATGGGGACGAGAGGGCAGGTTTCGAAAGAATATCTGTCGATGTAATCTTTCTTGACTGGACACCACCCGTCTTCGTGCGATAAGTCACAGAGAATACAGCTTTTCGGTATCTCAATTTCAAGATATGCTTTCATGGCTTTCCTCCTCCGGCGGATCACGCATATCTGCCCCGCAGTTCGGGCAATAACTGAAAAATCTCGACATAACTACATCCGTAAAGAATCCGCAATTTGAACACGTTCCATCAATCCAATGTCCACGCACCACAGGCCGCACATCTGCGGCGGGGATTTGCTCGATGACACGAATAACGCTCTCCGGGCAAACATCGCCGTAGTATCTTTCTACAGCGGGGTCGTCAAAGGCTTCTATTGCCGCCTTGCGTTCGATGCATTCAGCCATCACTCCACCTCAATTACAATGCTTTCTGTCTTGCGCAAGGTGGTATTCCGATATTCGGTGTTTATGTCGGAAATGTCCATCTTGGTATTGTTGCTGATTTTCACAGACACCTGTGCGTCTGCGGGATAATAGGCGAGAGCCTGGATCAATTCATAGACCGTCATGCTCATTCCTCCTCTTCTTCGCTTAGCCAGTCGTACCAGCATTTTCCACATGGACCTATGCACGATATGTATTTATATCCGGGTGGGCATGAAATAGGGAAACAGCTGTCAAGGAAAGAAGCGAGTTCTATTTGCGACATACGCATGATCTTCTTGTAGTTCGTCGTTTTGAAATCTTCCTCTGTGTATTTAGCCATACCCGCCATCATGGCTCGCCCTCCTTCCTCGGGTGCATTTCCTCGGCGGTGATCTGCATTGTCTCGCCGACCGCTATCGTGCGGGCTTTCTGCAGGAGCGCTTCCAGATCGGACTCGACCGTGCATTCTGAGCACTTCTCATCCAGCTCTTCATGAGCGAGAGCGAACAACCAGTAGCAGTTGTCGCAGATGTCGGAGAGAAACTGTTCCTGAGCCTCTCCGCATTCCCGCTTCAGGATGTCGAGCATTTCGCCCGCCTTGCTCATTTCAGCACCAGTCTTTCCTTTTTCGGGCCGTACTCGGCCTCGAACGCCCTCTGGCATTTCCAGCTGCAGAAAATGCAGATGTGGCCATAGTGCGGGCCGGGCCGGTAGTCCCGGCATTTGAAACCCCAGTTGGCCGCGTCACGGCAGATCACGATCCCGCCGCAGTATGCGCAGAGCCTTTCCTTTGGGCGGTAGGTCTTGCTCACGGGGTTCATCGTTTTCCCCCTTTCGCGGTCACAACATACTGGCTCAGGCAGCCGAGGCCGTAACTCCTGCAGCACTGTTCACATTTTGTTTTCTTCTTAGTGGTCGACGGACCGGGATATGTTTTCACGGTGAAACCGGCCTCCTCATACTGCCTTTTGCAGGTGAGGCACAGGGTCACAATGGTGGGCTTGCTCATCTCTTCACTCCTTTCTTCGCCTTCCGGGCGGCTCTGGCTTCCGCTTTGCGGCGCTCCTCAAGCTCTGCAAGCATCTTGGCCACGCGCTTCTTCGCAACCGCGGGATTCCAGCCGCAGTGATCACAATGAAATTCGCAGTTGACATTCGGGTAGTAATCGCGCTTTCTTTTGGTCCTCGGGTCCGGCGATCTGTACACGCAAGGAGCTTTGCGCAGGCTCTTGTATGTTGATACCTGCTCATCTTCGACGAGCTTTTTCTCATCCTTCATGTGCTACCTCTTTCTGTGCCTGTCGGCATACGGGCAGGTCGCGAAGTGCGACCTGTGCCCGAGCCCTGTTATTTCCTCCGGATCCCCGTCCAGCAGACAGGAAACCACATCGCCGGAATCGGTTATGATCTTCTCTTTTGCCTTGACCTTCGCCCAGAAGGGGATGAGGCCGGCATCACACGGCATCTGCTTCCCGGATCTCGTTTTGATCCAGACGATGTCCGCACCGCAGGATTTACACCTCGCCATCGTCATCACTCCTTCCGTATAGATCAGAATCCGCCTTCAGCAGCCGGGCCTCGTCTGTGCTCATTTCATAGCCGAGCAGAGAGAACCAGCGATAAATCAGCTCCAGTTTCCGGTTTTGCTGAAAAGCGGGGAAGTTTGCTTTTGCTCCCCATCCGCAGGAGATCTGCCCGTCCCCGAACAGGGCATACACAAGTTTGGCCATGTCTTCTCCCGGCATCTTTTTGAGACCGGTAAAGAACTGCTCTTCCCGATCCGGGATATAGCCGGTGTCCGTGATTCCGGCCAGCCGATAAAGCACCGTTCTGTCTGAGCTGTTGTAGGAAATGGCGTTGAAGCATCCGGCCAGCGCCGCCCCATAGAGCACCTGATGTTCGTTCTTCCTGGTGACCTTGAAGTCCTCAATGAACTTCTTTCGGAGACTGTAGGCATCAGAGGCCGTACTCTCGATCCTGTCCCACGCGGCCTTTACTGCCTTATCCCTCTTGATCTCTTCAGGCGAACGTCTCACCGGGGGCGCTTTTTCACGCTCATGGTAGAGGAATAGCTTGTTGTAATCGTATGAGCTGGAGCCGAGCCAGTAGAACACGGGCTTTTCAGCGACGCCTTCCTTCGGCAGATTGTCGGGCTCGCCCCACTTCTCAAGATAGATGGTACCGCCGATCTGGTCATACTTGCTGCTCCAACGTTCGCTGTCCTTGAGTTTCTTCGCGTGGATTTTCTTCAGCCATTCCTTAACCTTCGGCATGTTCCGGTCGACCGCCTGCTTCTGCACGGCCCTCTGCACAGCCATGTCGAAATCGCCGGTTCCTATCTTGTCCAGGCATTCATTCCGCTGACCAATGTCGTCAATCTGGGAGAGGCGGTCCAGATCACCGAGAGAAATCTGCCGCTCCTCGGTTGCCTTCTTGAACTTCTCCCGGTCAAGCTCCATCCACTTCAGACGACGCCGGACGGTTGTTTCTGAGAAACCGGTCTTCTCGGCAATCTCCTCGACCGGAGACCCGAGGTCCAGCATCATCTGGAAACCCTGCGCCTCTTCGAACTTGGTGAGGTCTGACCGCTGCATGTTCTCAATGAGCATGGTCTGCATCTGCTCGCGGGCGTCCATCTCGGTGATCACGCAGGGGAGTTCTGTCAGCCCGGCCAGCTTAGCGGCGGCATGGCGGCGGTGGCCGATGATTACCGTATATGTGCCATCAGGCGGAGTATAACCTTCTCTCCTCGCCATGCATGCTGGCACGACGGTCAGGTTCTGCATGATGCCTTTCGCCCGGATACTATCGGCCAGCTCGGACAGATCCCCGAGATTTTTTCGGGGATTGTCCGGATGAGGGTACAGCTGTTCAATCGGGATCTTTACGATGCTGTCCATGATCAGCCCTCCTCAGGAACGTCGTAGGGGAGAACCTCGCGGGGCTTGTTGCCGTTATAAGGACCGACAACACCGCGATCCTCCAGCTTCTGCATCACGCGGCCTGACTCGGACCAGCCGATTTTCAGGCGGCGCTGCAGCATGGACATGGTGGCCTTGTTCTCGTGCCGGACCAGCTGGGTGGCGGCGGTGATCAGGTCTTCGCTCACTTCGATCATTTCGGTTTCCTCCTTTTCGGCCGGAAAGGCCGTCACATTGTCGGGATCTTCTTCCTCGAGGGGCTCGTCCTCGGCATCATCCGCATCGGCTTCGTCGATGATCGGCATGTAGCGCCCGCGTGAAATGGTTCCGGCCTGAATCAGAAACCGGAAGAAATACATCTGCCAGAAGGCAACCAGCTTCTTGAAGATGTTGACGAATTTGTTTTCCAGCGTCTTCGGCATGGTGAAGGTGCCGCCTTCCACTTTGCTGGTCACATCGCCGTCGTCAAAGATCCACGTCATGGACGCGCCCGGGCTGATGTAATCGGTTCCTTCTGTGTCCTCGAGCATGGACATCTGATCGGCCATGCCCTGCAGGGGGCTGATGGTCAGCGTGATCGGCCAGGATTCCTTCCGCAGCCGGAAGGTGAAATCGTGCTCCTCGCACAGGCCTTCGAGTTTCTTTTTCTGGGCATTGTATTTGCTGATATCGCTCATGGTTTTCTCCTTTCGTTAATCCAGTACGAGCAGCAGGCTGTTCCAGCTGCCCGCGATTTCATAAATCTGCATTTCCTTTTCGGTCAGATATTTGTGGCCGAAGTGTTCTTTCATGTCCCGCCAGATGTGCCAGGGCACCTTGTAGGCCTTGCCGCTCCGGAAGCCGACGATCACAAAGCATCGGGCGCCGAGGGCTTCGGCCTGATTCAGATAGGTTGCCTGGGCATTGCTGACGCGGTCCTGGGCGATCCGGTCGGTGCTGGTGTATTTCGCCTCGAAGATCACGGTGCGCCCGCCCTTGATGGTGCCCTTGTAATCGGGCTGCGCCTTTTTCTGGAAGCACCCGATGAAACGGGTGTCTTCCAGACGGCGGATGATCTTGAAGGGCTCCGGGGTTTTGTCGATCAGGGCATAGCCGGTCTTGGCATAGTAGTCGAAGGCTTCATCGAGGCGATCCTCGAAGGCCTTGCCCTCGGCCCGGTTCAGCCTGCCCTTCAGCTGGTTGACGGGATTCGGTGCGGGGAGTGGAGGGAGCCTGTTCATGCTTTCCTCCCAAACATGGGACCAGACAGAGTAATTGCCAGAATCTCAATTTTCCTGGAATCCATGTCGAGTGTCTGAACCATGTCGCGGCTCTGGAAATCTGCTTTGTTGCGAGGAATCCCGATTGACATCAGCACCTTCCGGATCCGTTTTCGGCTGAGCCGCTTCCGGGTGATCGGCGGGAGCTGGAACGTCCCGCAGATCTCATAACTGTCGTCGCCGCGAAGCCAGATCCCGACGTTGGTGAAGTCGCTGCCTGATGCATAGTCGATATGCTCGGCCAGTGGCTCAGGGACCAGGTGCGGGTCTGGGATATCCTGCCATTCACCGGTCGGTGTCTTGACTTTCATGATGAAATCTTCGATAGGGTTCTTTGGCGGCATCAGTACCGATCCCTCTTTTCTGCGAATTCCAGATTGATCGTGGTTCTGTACTGATTGGTGATGCTTTCGGTGAGAGACGCCATAAACATTTCCACGAACTTGCTCTGAACCGGCTTCTTCTGGAATTCCTTCCGGATCAGCTCACGCAGCACCGGCTTCTGCTCTTCCAGCATTTTGGCAATCTCTTCCCGGACGATATCGGAAAACGCTTTCCGGACGATGTACTCCATCCGGGAGCAGCACTTGTCCGAGCTGTACTGTTTTGTCCGGCCATCTTCTATCCTGACCTGCTCCGAGAGCATCGACTTGACGAACTCGCTGACAAGAGATTCCTTCATCTCAAGTCCGGATGCGACGCCGGCAATGATTGCCTCCTTTGCGGCTTCGGCCATCAGCTCGCTGTCGACATTGAGATTCAGGCCCATAAGGTTTTTGGATTCTGACATTTTTTTACTCCTTTCAGAAAAACATTAACTGTCCCGCTCCGGTTTCCCCGTAGGCTGTTTCTTCGGCTTCCACGGGCTTTTCCGGCTCGGGGGATATAACAACAGGGGATTCGACCGTCACGGCTACGGGAGGCGATTGCAACGGGCGAGGCGGGGCTTCCACCGTGACAGGCTCGGTCTTCTCTGCCGGGGAGATCATGCCGCCTGACAGCATCAGGTCCATCGCCGCCGCCATTCTCCGGCCTACCCACAGGTCGCTGCTCATGAACATCGGTGTGTACCAGATCCGGCTGCAGTCATCGACCGGGATCAGACCTCGGCGATCCCGCGTCGTGTTCGGATGGCACAGAGTGTCTCCGATCACGACGTAACCGGCAAGGCCCATGAAGGACATCATGATGTAGCACATGCAACCAACCGTGAAGTCGATGTCCTGGGCGATCACAAGGCACTGCGTCTGCGGATTGATACCATGCTGGATGCAGCTGTTACAGAACGCAACCAGAAGGGCACCGGCCCCGCAGGCCGGGTCCGTCACGGAGACGAACCCTTGGTCTGCGATCTTTGATTCCAGCACCTTGTAGTCAGAGGCAAGCGCTGCCGTACACTGACAAACGGAATACGGTGTGAAGAACTGGCCTGCCGCGGAGCTCCCGAAGTCGAGCGCCATGTACATCTCGCCGAGGAAGTCCTGATCCGGATTGTCTTCCAGGCCGTTGACGATCTCTGCGATCATCCTGGCGAAAATATCCAGCTCGTTCTTCTTGTACTGGCCGGCGAACTGCATGTACAGCTTTTCCCGCTCGTCATAGTGGATCGGATCGGCGGTGTTCGACAGCATGCAGGCTGTCATGACGAGGAAGTCATCGAATATCTTTCGCCGGTTCTTGCTCCCGTCAAAGGCCGAGAACAGCTTGACAATCTCCTTCTGGTGCGGATCGCGCACCATCCGCGCGTCCTTGGCCATCAGGATTTCTCCCCAGGCAGCGGGAAGGTGTACACATCAGCCTCGCTGAACCACATAAGAGTGTCGGCGGCGAGGGCTTCGGCCTCAGACGGATAGCGGCCAAGGACCAGAGGACGGTCGCAGGTCGCCGTCACGATCCAGCGGCGGTCTTCCGCCTTGTACTCAACCGTTGTTCTCTGGATCCGGCTGAGCGGGACGCTGTGGTGCAGGTCCTGACTTCTTACGATTTTCAATTTGCATTCCTCCTTACGCTAAGTAGTCGCGGTAGATATTGGGACGCTTGGGCGGTCTGGATTTTTCCCACTGCCGGAAGCAGCTCCAGCTGCAGAAGTAAAACTGCATGAACCTGAACCGGTACTGCCTGCGCTCGCACGGCAGCGGAAATTTCTTTCCGCATTGCAGGCAGGTGACTTCCGGATACATGCCCGCACCGATGATCCTTCCGAGGTTGTATGCAGGCTTCATCCCGGATACCTCCATGTGTGCATGGTCGGGGTCGTATTGTAGGAGTCGCGCAGGACGTAGTCGTTCGGGCTCCAGTTGCCGTGCACCATCTCCTTCGTCAGCCCGCTCGGATACGTCTGGTTTACCAGCCATGGCCGGACGATGCTCTCCGCGATCTCCTTGTCACGGTCGCTGTACGAATTGTCCGTGCCGTCATAGAACATCCACTGTTTCGGCTGCTTCGCCACGGATTCAAAGTCATTCGGATAGTCCGGGCTCATGACTCTGGCCAGCATGCAGCACGCCTCGGTATACTTCTGCTGCTCCGTGCTGAGCTTGGAGATGACCCGCGCCACGGCGATGGCCTCGCGGTCGACATATTGATTGAAGCTCTCCGCATCGGTAGGAGGGGTGGTCTTTCCTTCCGCCTTCGCCTTCTCCTTCTCCTGGAACTCCTCTCTGGTGATTCCCCAGACATCAAAGATGTGGTTCTCCGCCGTGGCAACGGCGCTGGTGACGGCGCGCTGCATGGCCTCGTGCGCTTCCTTGCTCGCCCGGTAATTCACCCAGGCGGACAGGAGAACCGAATAGATCGTGAATACGGCCGCGCCGACGATCAGGATTTTGTAGTCCCGCCAGAACGGGCTCTTGCTTCCTCCCATGTGTCTGCCGCCTTCCTTTCTTTTTTCCGGCTCCGGCAGCCCCGGTGTCCAGCTGTCAAAACGAATCATGCCTTTTTCTTCCATGTCAGTCAGTCCTTTCTGTCAGTCATTCTGTTAATTTCATCGAGTCGGCGAGGGCGGCGATCTGGGGGACCGCCCTCACCTCATCCAGCTTTTTCTGCGTGCCGGCTGAGATCATCCGGCTTTCCTGCATTCGGCGGGACAGAGTTTCATGCACCATCCGGAAGTTGGCGCGGAGGGCATCCGGGTTCTCGCTTTCGCAGATCTGCTGCCAGCCGATCCGGCGGACCGTTTCGGCGGTGACCTCGTCCATGGAGGCGAGGGCAGCTTCCCGCTGCATGTATCCGTATCGGCCGATGGCCTTCTGCACCTGCTCCCAGCCGTCAGCCCATGTCGGCGGCAGGCCGTTTACCACAATGTCTGCTTCCTGCCTGAGTGCGGCGATGGTCGGGGGCTGCGTATTCGTCTCGATCCAGCGGTTGACCACGGCAGCCATCACGTCATAGGGAATGTCGCCGAGCTTCCGGTACCAGATCTCCACGGCTTCCGCATTCGGGAAGAGGTTTGCCCAGGGGAAGGCGGTCGTGATGCCTTTGGAGATCTTCTCAAACTGCTTCGGGGTCATTGCCACGCTGATCCGCCCACCTTTCAATCGTGTTATAGGTTTCCTTCATCTCCCGCCCGTGCCGGGTACTCTGCTCTTTCTTCTCGCGGTTGTCGTAGTTGCCATTGACGATTTTCAGGAAGTTGTTCGGCTTGACGAACCAATCAAAGGTAATCTGAAAATCCGTGGCCCTTCCCATCAGGAAGTCCGAGGCTCTGACGATCTCCACGGCTTCCAGAACAGAGCCGATACCGTAATCCTTGATTCTCGCCCGGAGCATCTTCCCGATGTTGGTTGAGGAATCAGGAACCTTCCGGAGCTTCTGAATCCCAAGCGACTGCCATGCTTCGAAGACTTGTCGCACGTCCTCCGGGCGACAAACACTTTCGTCAGAAAGTGTTCCATTATCTTTCTCTGTCTCTATCTCTAACTCTTTATCTGACTCTATCTCTTTCTCTATCTCTTTCTCTTGGGGACAATTTGCGGACATTTGGGGGACATTTTCCGCAATTGTTACATTTTGTCGATTTTCACGCTTCCGTTTTGCAGAATAGGTTTCGCTGTCGAGAAGCTTGGCGACCTCTTTCATGAACAGCGTTTTGTCGTCGAAAACCTCCACCATGCCGAGCTCAATGAACAGGTTCAGAGCAGAGCGGACAATATCCACGTTCGTCCTGGTGACGCTGGCCAGCATGGTTTCAGAGTAGGGGATAGTGTCAGAGAATCGGAGTGCGCCTTCGTGATCCACGCTTTCCAGCATGAGCTTGAGATAGAACAGAACGTAGTCCTTGCCGTTCGGCATGTCTTCAATCACTGCAATGTCGTGCCGCTTGAAGAATCCTCGGTCGAGCTTCAGCCAGTAGTATCGCTCGGTATCTCTCGCTGCCATTGATCACGCCTCCTCAGAACGGCAGTTCTCCGTCATCGTCATCCAGCTCGGTGAACTGCTGCTGCTGCGGTTGGACAGCTGCGGGAGCGGCCTGCGCACCGTACTGGCCCTGATTGGCGTAGTAGTCGGCCGCGCTCTGGCCTCCACCGCTGCTGCTGTCCTTTTTGCTGCCGCCGAAGTATGTGTTGTCAACGGCAAGCTCCCAGACACGGCGCTCGATTCCGTCGTTGCCGGTGTATTTGCGGGACTGCATCCGACCACCGACGAGGATCATGTCGCCCTTGTGGAAGTATTTGCTGACAAACTCAGCGCCCTGCCGCCATACGACGCACTCAAAGAAGTCGGTTTCTTTCTGCTGGCCCTGCGGAGCATAGTCGCGCTCAACGGCGACGGAGAAGGAGCAGACGGCGACCTGACTCTGGGTGTAGCGCAGCTCCGGGTCGCGGGTCAGACGCCCGCCGATGTCGATGTGGTTAAGCATCCGGCACATCCTTTCCGCAAACGCCGAGAACCTCCTCCAGATCGTCAACCTTCTTCTTGAGGTCATAGTTCTCGCCTTTGAGCCGGGCGTTTTCTTCCTTGAGCTTCTTGATTTCTTCATCGCGTGCCCATTTGTCCTTGTTGGCATCGTCGATGTCTTTCTGCCTCGTGGCGTTGTTTGAGACAAGCGTGCGGTACTCATCGATCGTGATGGTCACCGTGATTTCTGCCGGGGAAACGAAATTCTTGTAATTGGTGTCATAGTTGCCGATCTTCTTATCCAGAATCGTCCCCATAAGTCTGCTGTTATCGTCCATTGCTTTCTCCTTTCAGTTGTTTCCACCAGGCCGCCCGCTCGGGCGTGTCGGTGTCGATGTTCAGCTCCTGCGCGACGGTGATTGCACCGTCGATCAGGTGGGCCATTTCCTTTGTGTCCATGTCTCGCGTCTGCTTGAAAACGATGTAGCATTTGAAGGTCTTGCCGTCCTCCTCGATTTCCTTGTACATGCGGGTGTAGGGATAGATCTTCTCCACATCCACGGCTGCCGGCAGCTTGAACGCGATCCGCATGCCTTCCTCGTCCCGGGCGGCGGTGCCGTACTGCACGACCAGATTCCGCTTGATCTCATCGTCCGACAGGCCGCGGGCCATGGCGATCTGATTGACCAGCACATGGAAGTAGGCGTTTGCATCCCTGCTTCGCCGGGCGCGCCATTTGCGGATCTCAATCTCGAGCTCCGCTTCCTTGAGGGCTTCATAGCCCTCGCGGAAGTCGGAGTCGAGCTCGAGCGTGATGCGCTGCCGGCCGTCCATGCTCATGGAGTAGTCGACGATCCGGCCTTTCATGCTGCAACCAACCAGTGCTTTTTGTACTCGTCCATCAGACCGGCGCT